TGTCCTCTAGCGTATACCGCATCGTAGATATCTTTTGGAATTACATTTTCAAATTTGTATATTCTTGGAGCTAACTTTATACAGCGTGGATCGTCATAAAACATTATTTCTTCTTTCTCTTAAATAAAAATTTTTTTAAAAAGTTTTCAATTTTTGCTTCTAACTTACCAGCATGACTATCTTCTTGATAATGACGGGATCGAAAGTACGGGCTTTGCATAACTTTGGAAAAGTGATCTCTTGTCATGATTAACCTCCTGAAAAGCTGTTAATTAATTATACCACTAAAAGCATTAGAAACCCCTAATCAGAGGCGGATCCGATTAGGGGTTTAAGGACTTTCGCCCTATACAGGGAGTACGAATACTCAACCTGAATACTAAGTGTATATTTAATGCCTTACAAAGTCAAGCATTATTTCCAAACCAGACCTTGTCCAGTAGGTAGCTCTAATATTTTATCTTTACCAAAAAAATCATCCATTGCTTTTCTTGCACCAATAGTTTTATATGAACCATAATCGTCACAAATAATAACGCCACCAGGAACAATTTTTGGCCAGAAATAGTTTATTGAGTCTTTTGTAGGTTCGTATAAATCAACATCAATATGAACATAAGAATAGTTTAGTGGCTCTATTTTTTCAAAAACATCAGGTATCCATCCAGCATATAGCTCTGGGCTTCTGCATCCTTCTAGGATAAGTTTGGCTCTGTCGATTGGAATTTCTAGTTTAACTGTTTTAAAGTAATCAGTATCAAATTCTCCAGGCTCTGAAACTCCTTCAAAAGAATCTATTCCTATAAATCTTTTATCACACAAGTCTTGAACAAAATACATTGACATTCCTGCATATACACCGCACTCCGCAAAATTTGCATGAAGCTTTGCCTGTTGAATTGCTATTTGTCTTAGAACATACAGCCTTCCATAAAAAGGGCTATTTATATCATTAGACATATTAGCCTTTTTGTTTAATGCATCGTGAATAGATGTAAATACGGGGTCGTCAACCCATCTTGCTACAGATGATTCCAATTACTCTTCTGTTCCTATTAATTGCCAGCTGGGATAATGTGTAACCATTCCTCTAATTGCTAAGCACTCTTCTTCAGAATTTGCAGTAACGATAAGCTTTGCATTTATGCCATTAGGAAATTCTTCTGACCTGTCTAGGCCGTTAGCATTTTCCCTAAAGGTTTGTAATACAACTTCTGTAATTGGCTCAAATATATATTTAGTCATTTATAATACCCTTTTCTAAAAGAACGTCATATAGAGCAATTGCAATAACCTTAAAAGATTCATTGCCCTGTTCCATATATACCTTCTGATCTTCTTCCGATGTACCAGCTCTAGAATATAGATCCTTCATCGTATCGATTATCGAATTCAACATTATGTCTAATGTATCTTGTCTACTCATTTGTTTCTCCTGGATTATAAGAAGGCGACGGCCCAAGTAAGTAACCCGCCTGATGATATTCTACCATTTTAGCAGTATCTTCGCTACCAGCTAATTTATTAGATATCAAAGTCAATATGTCATATATTCTATGAAGCATGATATACGAGACCATAGGGAGATTGTCCTCTAGGTTGCTTGTATTTTCGTTATTCTGGTCTTCCTGCATCTAGCCAAAAAATCTCTCTACCCATTGCGTCTGTCACCTGAATTGGAGCAGACTCAGTTTCTAATTTACAAATACATTCTTCTTTACACATTTTTATCCACCTGAGCAACTATATTCTGATAAGTTGCTAGCCCTAATGCTTTTTTATACTTACAAGATAGGCAATATAAGTATACCTCATCTGAAATAGTCTGATTACAAAAAAGAATGGATTGGTCTACTGGGCATAAAAGCTTTTCAACCAATCCTTCTTCTGACATGGAGATGTAGGTTGATACGTATTGTATCCTCATCCCATCTCCTTTACTTTGTCGGAAATTTTAATAAAAATTCCTTAGCTCTTGGGGTCATCCCCTTCCAAGCTGACCAATCAATACCGCCATTGGTCATATAGTACGTTATCTCTGCGTTTGTTACTGGGTCGAATAACTCCTTGTTACTCTGTAGATCAAATTTCTCAAGTCTTGCTGGACCTAAGTCTCCAATCATATTTATTTGAAATAATCCGTAAGAACTATCTCCTGTATTCCTATTCCCGTTATATGCAAGCGGTCTTCCATTAGATTCACGCTTTGCTATGGACCAAGCTTGTTTAAGGCCTACTCCTTCGAATCCTACAGTCTCAAGTAATAGTTTTAACTCTTCGTCTGTAAGCATCTCAGATGGTTTGTAAATTTCTTTACTAAAGCTATCTAAGACTTCTTGCTTTAATTGGGCTTCAGTTTTCACTAAAGGTTCTACTACAGTTAAAGCGTTTGCCGAGTTACCAAACAAAAATAACATTGTTACTGCTATTATTGTCCAGTCACGAACCAAATCGCTAAACTGTTGCTTTATATTCTCCATTGGCATTTCCTCCTATAGAGATAACGAACTACAATCATAACATTAATATATAGACAATGTCAACCTAGTTAACTAAAATAGTTAAACATATTTGAGGCACTAGACCGCTAAATAAAAGTTTGATACACTAGGACTTCATCTAAAAATTATACCGCAAGGCGGAGAAAAGGTCGTATAAAAAAATGTCACAAACTATTGCAAATCCTTATGAGAACTTTATTGCTTTATCCAGATATGCAAAATGGGTAGAAGCGGAAGGTCGTAGAGAAACATGGGGAGAAACAGTAGATAGATATTTTTCTTTTATGACCAACCATTTAAAAGAAAACCATAATTATATTCCAAATGAGAAGCTTGTTGCGGAATTAAAAGAGTTTGTATTTAAAAGAAATGTAATGCCATCTATGAGATCAGTCATGACTTCTGGAGCCGCATTAGAAAGAGACAACGTTGCTGGATACAACTGTGCATTTTTACCAGTTGATTCTCCAAGATCGTTTGACGAAACAATGTATGTTCTTATGTGTGGAACAGGTGTTGGATTCTCAGTAGAATACAAGTACATTAATAAGCTTCCTGCCGTTCCAGAAAAACTAGAAAAATCAGATACTGTTATTGTGGTAGAAGATTCAAAACAGGGCTGGGCAAAAGCATACAGAGAACTTTTAGCACTGCTTTGGACTGGACATATTCCAGCAATTGATGTTTCAAAGGTCCGTCCAGCAGGAGCAAGACTTAAAACTATGGGCGGAAGATCATCTGGCCCACAGCCATTGGTAAACCTTTTTGACTTTACGATTGCAAAGTTTAAGAATGCAACAGGAAGAAATTTAAAGCCAATTGAATGTCATGACATTATGTGTAAGATTGGTGAAGTTGTTGTTGTAGGTGGAGTTCGTCGCTCTGCAATGATTTCTCTTTCTAATATTAACGATATTGAGATGGCTCAAGCAAAGTCAGGAAATTGGTGGGAGCAAAGCCCACAACGTGCATTATCAAACAACTCTGTTGCATATTCACGCAAGCCAGAGATGGAGCAATTTATTGCAGAATGGAAATCTCTTTATGACTCAAAGTCGGGAGAACGAGGTATATACAACGTGGCCGCAGCTCAAGCCCAAGCAGCCAAATTTGGAAGAAGAGATCCAGATATACACTACGGAACTAACCCATGCTCAGAAATTATTTTACGTCCTTACCAGTTTTGTAACCTTTCAGAAGTCGTATTACGTGAAAATGATACAAAGAAAGATATTCAGCGCAAAGTTGAGCTTGCAACAATTCTTGGAACGTGGCAATCAACACTGACAGACTTTAAGTATCTTCGCAAGATTTGGAAAGACAATACTGAAGAAGAAAGACTTCTTGGAGTTTCTCTTACTGGACAGTTCGGTCATAAGTTCATGTCTGGCAAAGAAGATTTAATTGCTCTTGAAGCATTTCTTATGACTTTACGTGAGAAGGCAAGAGAAGTAAATAGAGAAGAGTCTGGCAAGATTGGAATTCCTGAATCTGCAGCAATTACTTGCGTTAAGCCTTCAGGAACAGTGTCTCAATTGGTCGGTGTATCTTCAGGAATGCATCCATGGCATTCACCACATTATATTCGCACAGTTCGTGGCTCAAAGGGAGATCCCATTTCTACATTTTTGAAGGAAGTTGGAATCCCTGTAGAAGATGACGTAATGAAGCCAAACGATACATACGTGTTTTCGTTTCCAGTAAAAGCACCAGAAGGTGCAATTGTTAGAAATGATTTAACTGCAATTGATCACTTAAACATTTGGCTTGTTTATCAGCGAGCTTGGTGTGAGCATAAGCCTTCTATTACTGTTTCCGTAAAAGAAGATGAATGGATGGAAGTTGGAGCCTGGGTTTATAAAAACTTTGACGAAGTTTCTGGAATCTCTTTCCTTCCTCATTCAGAGCACACTTACAAGCAAGCTCCATACCAAGAAGTTGAAAAAGCAGAATACGATGCTCTTGTTGCAAAAATGCCAACTAGCATTAGATGGGAAGACCTATCATTTTATGAGACAGAAGATGGCACATCTACAAATGCCACGCTTGCTTGCAGTTCAGACGGAAACTGTGAACTTGTGGATATCTCGGCATAGTGGTAGAATTATAGTATTGGGTAAAACCAAAATTCATGGGCATCCCGCCCACGAGGAGATGATAAAATGGCTAAATTTGCAAAAGCAGATTTAAACAAAGATGGAAAGGTAACAATGCAAGAACAGATTCTAGCAGCGTTAGCAAGCTACGGAAGAGCATTTCTTTCAGCAGCGCTAGCCTTATACATGACAGGAAATACAAATCCCAAAGATTTATTACTTGGCGGAATCGCAGCCGTTGCGCCAGTGCTATTAAAGGCACTTAACCCAAATGACAAGAATTTCGGGTTTGTTAACAAAGCCTAAAAAATAGTCAATTAAGAATACTCCTGTGCTAAAATTAGTACAGGAGTATTCCTATTTAGGAGACTATGGCAAATGGCAGGACAAAAGAACTTTGAAGTAGATCAAAATGCTACATTTAGCTTTGTACTAGAATACAAAGATGATAATGGAAATGCAATTGATCTAACAGGCGCATCTGCAAAGATGCAAGTTCGTGATACAAAAGGTGGAGCAAAACTAGCTGTTACCTTAACATCACCTTCTGGTGGAATAGTAATTGACCAATTAAACGGAAAGTTAACTATCAAAATGACACCTACACAAACAAACAAACTCTTTTATCCTAAATCATCTTATGATTTAATGGTTGTCGATTCTAATGGGAACAAAATAAAACTCCTTGAGGGCTTTATGACGCTCAATAGATCGGTAACCATATAATGACAGAATCAATAGTCGTAACCGAAGTAATCAATGATGTAATAATCTCATCCCCAGGACCTCAAGGCCCTAGGGGTAAAACCATTTTAAGTGGCACGGGTGCACCATCAAATAACCTAGGGCTAGAAGGAGACTTCTACTATGATTCAGTTTTATCTAAATTCTATGGACCAAAGCTATCAGACCTAACTTGGCAAAATGCCAAGGTCATAACTCTTACAGCAAACACTCTATCGTACTCATGGGAATTGGCACAGCTAACTGGTCCAGTTGCTGGAATATATTCTTTATCAATAGAGCATAACTTGGGTTATCACCCAAACGTAACAATCAAATCAAGCGCAGGGGATATACTTGAAACAGGTATAGACTATAACGATATAAACAAAATTACACTGACTATGGCACAGCCATTTTCAGGGACAGCATATCTGTCATAAGGGGGAAAGACAATGTCAAAAAAGTTTTTAGTTAGTATTGACCTCAATAAAAATGAGTTACTCAATGCTAGAATTCAAAATTTAGGATCAGCACCAAGCAACCCAGTATCAGGTCAGGTTTACTACAATACTGGCGATAACATCATGTACTTCTGGAATGGCACAGAGTGGATTTCTACTTCTGGTTCATTAGAAGTTATTCAAGATGCAATCGGAGCATATGTAGAAGGTGGAGTAGGTCTTACAAGATCATATAACGACACCACTGGCGTAACAACAATAGATTTAGATAATACAGCAGTTACAGCAGGAACATATGGTTCAATTACCAAGGTTCCAACATTTACCGTTGATCAGCAAGGACGACTAACTGGAGCTAGCGAGGCCAACCTTGTTATTCCACTAGACACACAAACAACAGGTGACTATGTAGCAACAATTATTGGAACAGCCAACGAAATAACTGTAACTCCAAATAGCGGACACAATGCTGCAGTAACAATTGGTTTGCCAGACAACGTAGAAATATCTGGTAACTTGCAGGTCGGTGGAAACTTAAATGTTGTCGGAACAGTTAACTCTGTAAACACAACTCAGATTAATATTGAAGATAATAAGGTAAAGCTTAATAGCAACTTTACTGGAGCACCTACAACAGACGCAGGAATTCTAGTAGAGCGTGGGTCAGAAGCAGATGTTGAAATCCTATGGAATGAAACATCAGACAAATGGACACTTACAAATAATGGGTCTAACTACCACGCAATTGCAAGAAAATATGCAGAGGTTCTTTCAGCTACTTCTACAACACACCCAGTGCTACATAGATTAGGCACAACTGAAGTTACAGTTCAAATATTTGAAGCCGCATCTCCATTTGCACAGGTTGAAGCCGATGTAAAGATAACAGATGAAAATACTGTAACAATTGACTTTGCTGTTGCACCTACAGCAGGACAATACAAGGTAGTAGTAGTAGGATAATAAGATGTCTCGTCAAATGAAGGTTGCATTAAACCTGTTAACCATACAGGATGATCCAGCCAATGCTCGTGAGGGTGACATTTATTATAATGTCATTACTAAAAACTTGCGTATATTTAATGGAGCAGTTTGGATGGAGCTTACACCCCCAAGCGATGACCCAACCCCATTCTATGAGCATACACACGCATTTGACGGAAGGCTACATACAGTAGACGTTAGAAATCCAATTAGGTTTCAAAACTATAATGAAGTTGAAGGACCTGAACAGGCTTTGCCAATAGTTGCAGGTATAATAGGAGGAGGCCCAGAGGACGATTTGGTAGATCCAAATTATACTCAACTGACACTGTTTAGTGGCGGCGCTCCAGATTCAATACCAGAACCAGAAGAAGACAATACATTGCTAGAAGGAGGAGCTTCAACAGAACAAGACTCAACAGTTATTGATTTTGGAGGAGCATAAATAATGTCAACAAAAATTCTATTTAGAAGAGATACATCTATAAACTGGACAACAGTAAACCCAGTTTTACTTCCAGGTGAAATCGGTATTGAAACCGATACATATAAATTTAAAATAGGTAATGGTTCTAGATGGAACCAGCAATCATTTTATGCATTTAAAGTAGGCGCAGCTAATGGTGTTGCAACGCTTGGCGCAACTGGAAAAGTTCCAATTTCTCAATTGCCAGATTATGAGTCAGTTAATACTGAAGTACAGGCAGTAGTTGATGCAAAGTTTAGCACTCAATCAACAAGCAATTTATCAGAAGGATCTAACTTATACTTTACAAATGCAAGAGCGCTTGCTGCTAATGCATCAGCAATTTCTAATGCTGCCACCGCTGAATCGGTAGCAAGAAGCTCAGCAATTGCAGCAGCCAAAGCAGAAGCAATTGCAGCAGCAGAAACTTCATCGACATCAGCAATTGCAGCAGCTAGAGCAGGAATTTTAACAGAAGCTTATTCAGATGCTACAAACATAGCAGGATCACTTGTTACACAGGAAGCAGCAGCAAGATCTTTAGAAATAACTGCAGCAATAGAAGAAGAGGTGTCAGATAGAAATAGTGCAATAAATACTGCAATTTCTAATGAAATTATTAACAGAAATACTGCAATAAATTCTACGACTACAACTCAAATTGCAGAAGGAACTAATTTATACTTTACAGACGACAGAGCAAAAGCAGCTGTTGCATCAGATATTGCTACAGCCACAGCAAGCGTTTCTCTAACAGGCAAAACAACAAATCACCTTGCAGAAGGCACATTAAATAAATACTTTACAGATGCCAGAGCTTTATCTGCAACAAACTCAAAGTTTACACAAGCAACAATTTACACAAATACGGTAGCAGAAGAATTAAGAGCAGAAATTGCAGCAGCCTATGTAACAAATCCATCGTTATCTAACCAGCTAGGAGCATATGTTTCTGAAGGAGATAAAGATCAGCCAGGAGGATACGCTGGCTTAAACAATTCTTCTCAAATTTTAGAGTCAGTTATTCCATCAACAATTGCAAGAACGACAGACATTACAACAGCAATTGCAAATGTTGTTAATTTAGCCCCAGACTCACTAAATACTTTAGGTGAGCTTGCAACTGCTTTTCAGGCAGATCAAAGCGGTCTTGCAGCATTAGTAACTACAGTAGGAACAAAATTAGACTCATCCGTAGCTGCTACAACATATGCACCAAAAGCAAATCCAACCTTTACAGGAACAGTCGCTGGAATTACAAAGACTCACGTAGGCCTAGGAGATGTTGATAACACATCAGATATAAATAAGCCAATTTCAACGGCAGTAAATACCGCTCTAGATCTCAAGGCTCCATTAAATAGCCCTGTATTTACTGGGTCTATAGATTTTACTGGAGTGGATGTAACTGGATTAACAGCAATTGCAGGACTTCCAGATCAGACATCACATTCTAATAAATTTTTAATGACTAATGGCTCTAGCCCTAGCTGGGAAACTTTAGACGTTTCTGCTTTAGCACCACTAGCAAACCCAACATTCACAGGAACAGTTTCATTTACAAATGCCACTGTTAACTTTAGTGATTCTTCAATACCAAGCGCAGCATTAGAAGGCGTAATCCCAAATACTAAATTAGAAAAATCTTCTATCGGTATTAACGGAAACGTGGTTTATTTAGGAGACGTAGTAACACTTGGAGGATATTCAAATGCCGCCAGCCCTAATGCACAAAACAAAATATTGTATGGAACTTCTGTTGATGCGCCAGCTGGCACATACGTAGCAGGAGACATTTACATTCAATACTAAGAACGGAGAAATAATTGCCATTTAAAATTTTTGACGGGTCCTCTTGGTTGCCGTCCAAAAAAATTAAAGTCGTAACGGGTGCAGGCCCACAAGACTATAAGAAGGCATTTATTTTTAACGGAACATCATGGGTAGAAATATTAGAAAAGCCAAAAAAGCTAACAGATCCAACTTTATCATATTCAAGAACAGATGAGTTTAAAGGAGTTGGACAAACAGTAACCTCTACAAATGGAACTTGGGAAGGTAGTCCAACATCTTACAAGTACCAGTGGGAAAAGGGAATATATGCTGGGGCAGAGATCAACTGGTCAGAGATTACTGGCGCAACACAAAATAGTTTCTTATTAACTGGAGATCTAGTTGGATATAAAATTAGATGCGCTATTATTGCTACAAATAATGCAGGTGACAGCGAAAAAGCTTATGGGACATCTGCATTCATCATGTTGCCTGAATTCATTCAAACAATAACTGCATTTGTGCAGCAAGATAGTGTCGGATATATAAACGGAAAAATTAGAGTATTTTGGGATATATCTGAAGGCGCAGACGGATATGAAATAATTTATCAAGGTCCAGGAATTCCAAATACTGTAGTAAGAATTACAGGACAAGGAAACAACCTTTGGGACTTTGATTTCGGAGCTAATAATTTAGACGATCTTATTGGATTAACGACTGTTGGGATATCTATAGCTCCATATAACAACACATCTTCTGCCGCTGCGGCATACAGAGCGGCAATTGGAAGCAATGAAACTGAAACCTTAAAGCTTTACCAAAACGCAAGCATTAATAATTTAAATCCCTTATTGCCATCATTAACTGCAACTGTTTATCAAAATCCTGGAGGAGTGGATGAGCAGGCTGGAATTATTGATTGGTCTTTGATTAATATAACACAGACGAGATATGAAATTTACTCAGAGTACCCAGATGGAAGTCTGCTTGGTCCATTTGTTATGGCAACTAGAGATGCCACATCAAGCTTTATAACAAATTATACACCAGGCTCAACGTCTGGACCATGGAAAGTTCGTGTATATGGAACATCACGAGGATATCGTGGAACACCTACAGTTGTAGACTTCTTTAATCCAACACAAGAATATTATTGGGAATCAGATTCAGGCTCATTCGTATCTTCTTCTGTAAAACCAGTTTCTAGCACTCCACCAACACTAACCCCTACTGGGGATGTAGGTTCTGGAATAACTATAACTGCAAATCAAGGAGAATGGACAAACACTCCAACCTCTTACAATATAAATATTATGAAGCTTAGCCCACTAACAATTGTAGCAAGCGGTACAACAAGTGCTACTTATACAACAACCCAGCAAGACCTTACAGACCAGGCAGAGTTTAAGGCATATGCTACTGCAACAAATAGTGCTGGTACAAGCTTAACAGCAGAGTCTACAACTACAACAAGATGCTTTACCGCAAGCACAATTCCAAGTGGAGGAGTAGCTAATATATTTGGTAGCGGACAAGTAGGCACTACAATTTCAATGAGCACTACTGGATGGTCTACTGGTAGCGGTCTACCACTTGGTTACAATACAACTTTACAAAAAATGGACGGCCAGGCAAATTATGTTGATATGGGAGTTACTTCTTATGTAGTAACAGCAGCAGATTTATCCAACTACATATCTAAAGGAGGAGGATCTTTTCCTCAAATGTTTAGAGCTAAAGCAAGTGCATATAACTCTGCAGGAACATCAGATCCAGTTTATTCTAGCTCCATTACTGCAAGTGCTTCAACCTTTATTGTTCCTAATTTTGTTGGAGGTTCAGTTCCTTCAAGTACCAGCGAATATACAATTTCTAATGGCGGACAAGGAAACTTTACATCTAACCTTTCTTCAGTTGGATTAGTATCATCACAATCCCCAGCTGCTGGTACAACAGCAAATGTTGGATCAACAATTACTGTGTATACATACGCATACCAGGCAGCTGGAGTTGCTCCATCAGGAGGACAGGCATCGATATCTGGAACTGGAGTTGTTGGAACAACTATAACAGCTGGAATTTTAACAGCAGCTACAGGAACTCCAACACCAACTTCATCAATTCAACTTCAAGCAAGTGATTCAAACTTAAACTTTGTAGACACAGGAAGCACAAGTGTAACAGTAACACAGGCAGACGTAGAAGTATATATTAGCAAGGGTGGAGTATCAGCTCCAAGACAATGGAGAGCAAAGCTTGTTTCGACAAATGCTAGTGGTACAGAAACAGTCTACACTGGTTCTATTTCTGCTTCTGCTGCAGTTATATCACCTACTTTC